CTCCAAACGGAACGATCCCGGGCAAAGCGCGTAGCGGTGCGCGGATGATGCGGAAGGCAGTCCGTGGCGTTCGTCACTCATGGGTGCCTCCCGTGGTGAGTTTGGCGTTGGTGACAACCTTGACCCCGGCAGCGCGGAGCGAACCAACGATCTTTTTGACGGCCTTTGATGCCTCGGTGGTTTCGGTGGCTTCCTCGGTGTCAATAAATGGAAGGTCCTCTTGGTTGTGATCCGGCAGTTTGACTGTCCGGGTGAACTTCCTTTTCACGGCCACCGGCATGGAGACCTCGACGGTGTTGGTGTCGAGATTCCAGGTCGCGGTGATGGCAAGCCGGAGCTTGGCCGGTGCGTCGGATTCGGCCTCCTGGGCTTCCTCCAGCGCCACGTTGATTGACTCGTTGATTGCGTCGGTAGCCTCCCCGATAAGGCGAGAAACCTCGGCTTGGATGAGCGCGGCAAGTTCCTCGATGCGGTTGATTTCGTCGCTCACTTGGCCACCCCCTTCAGTTGGGTGATGAGTCCGCGAGTACCTTTTAGGCACCGGGTGGCAAACTGCTCGGGCACGTCGGCCCATGTCGCGGCCTCCTGCGGAATAAAGTCGGGCACGGCCCAACGGTTGAACTCGGCGAGTGTGTGTCCGGCTTGGGCCAGCATTGCGCCTAGGCGGTCCTGCGGGGTTCCTGCTGGCTCTGTGGTGGTGTTTGTAGGCTCCGGCGTGGCGGGCGCGGCGGCGGGCTGTTCTACCGCGGCGGGTGCGGGCTTCGGTTCGTCCTTGAAGATCGGCTTTCCGTCCTCCTTTGGTGAGGCACCCGGGAAAGCGGTTTCGAGGGTGATCTCACCGTCTTTGATGGCGGTCCCGAGGCCAATCAGCACCTCCAACCGGGCGAGGTCGATGTCCTCGACCTTGTCGGCCCCAACGGCCGCAAGGATGGCAGCGTCCTTGGCTCCCATCTGTTTGAGCCGGGCGATGATTTGCGCCCGCTTGGTGGTCAGGCTCTTGACGTCCCCGACTGCCACCCGCTTGGCGGCTTCGTAGACCGGGGTGATGAGTGCCCTAGGCACCACCCGGAAGACCGCATTGCGGAGCGCGATGGAGCAAGCCGCGTTGCCGGTGACTGCGATCATGTCGTCGGAGTATCGTGCCCCGCTTTTGCTGGTCACCCGGCGGCGGACCTCGATGGAGACCGCTACGTTGTTTTCGAGATCATGGACCACGGCCTGAGCGGTCAGGAACTTGCCATCGTCTGCGATGATGCGGGAACCCGCCTTGACGTGTTGGTAGCTGGCCAGCGCAATCTCGGCCATGCGGACGCTCGGCCCTTGGATCGGCTTGTCGTCCCCACCCCGTCGGGCTGGCAGTGTGTAGAAACAGGATGATGCGGTTTCCTCGTCGAGCGTGGCAAACGAGAGCATCCGCTCTTTGACTTTGCTGAGGGTGCGCGGGTATTTGCGGGCGGTGCTGATTTGAACGTCCACTTGGGCGCGTTCGATTGAAGCAAGAGCGTCGTTTTGGACGATCTCCACGGGCATTGTTTCGTCAGTCATTGTTTCTTCCTCGGCCGTCCACCTTTCTTGCCATTGCGGCGAGCGGCGGCGGCCTTTGATTTCGACGTGCTGCGCCCCATCTCCCCCGCGAGTTCGCGGAGGCTTGCAGCAAAGATCGAATTGCAGACGGGGCACTTCATCGTCGGGGTGAGGAATAACCCAACGATAGGTTTCTGTCCATCCTTTTTTTTACGGCATCGAGCCCCGTGGCGGGTAGTACTCGTCAACCTCGACGTAGTATTCGTGGTAAATCAGGATCGACTCGTTTGACCCACCAACGTCGGCCTTGGCGTAAAGGCGCTTGTTTCGACCCACAGCGACGGTCGTGGTGGTCGCGGCGACATTGGTGAACGCCCCAACGGGTTGCCCGAGGTCAACGATGGAATATTTGATTTGCGCCCCTGCGGTCGTGGTCGTGAGCGTGACGGAAATAGGGAACTGCCCCGCTCGAAAACCGATGCCTGGAGGGCTAAAAGATGGCGCGGAGGTCTCGGTGTTGTTCTGTTTGATGTTGAGGGTCACCGCGGTCGTGCCTCCCCCTGCGGTGAGTTGTTTGATGCGGATCCGTCCAGACCTGTCGAGTCCCGCCATGAAGACCAGCCAAGCGCCCTTTGTCGGAAGCGTGAACTCACAGGTCACTTTCTGGATGCTCGAGTCGTTGTAATTAGCCGACCACAAGGTCAGCTCTGATGATCCGTTTTTGGCGTACAACCGAGCCCCGGTAAGGTCAGCGGACAAGTCGCTGATGGTGGCGTCAACGCGGAAGCGGTCGGTCACCTCAAAGTGGCCAGTGAAGTCCGTGATCTCGGTCCAAGTGTTTGCCGTGACGCTGGTCAGTTTCTGGACCGAGCTAAAGATCGTCGTCGGGGCGTAGGGATCGGCGAACGTGTAGGAAATGTTCGGGCAAAGCGTCGTGTTTGAAAGGTCAGCCACCGACTCGGCGTTGGCGGACTGAAGCCGGAACGTAGCGGTCGAGAGTGCCTCCAGATATCCGACGAATGATTCGTGGGTCATGGACGCGAGGTCCGTGCGGTATCCGATCCAGACCTTGTCACCGACGTCGGCCGTCCTTGTCGCGGTGCCATACCGAGCTCGGCGGACCTTGAGTCGATAGAACGAATCTCCCGAGATGATTCGCATGGCCCGGAGGGTTGAAACCTCGAAGACCTTTCGGTCGGATGCCTTGAAGATTACGACATAGACCGCGTTGTCGTTGATCGCGTCCTCGGTCTGGGTGTCCAGCATTTTGGATAGGTCCGCGGACACGGTGCCGGCGTCCAGAGTGACCCGCAGGTTTTCCGTGTTGTCCTCGTTGCCCGTGGTCACGGTGCCACCCGTGTCGGTCGTCGTCGAAACGAAAGCCCCCGTGTTCGGGTAGGTGAACGTCGTGGAGTTGACCACGGTGATGGTCACGGTGCCGTCGAAGGTTGCGTCGGCGAACCCGTAGATGGTCACCACGTCCCCGGTGGTAAGGTTGTGAGCGGTCGAGGTGACCACGGTGGCCACGTTGGTGGATCGGCTCCGGGTTGACGTCGCCCGGCTGTAGTAGGACCAAGAGGCTTGGATGGTGCCGTGGATTGCAAACTGGTCGATGGACCCGAGGAGGTAGAAACCCGAGGCGTCCTCCTTTCGCAGATGGACGTTTGCGCCAGTAGTGACCGGTGACGTCCGAGCGATCAACGGGACCACGGCCGCGTCGGTGTCTGAGTCAAACATTGCGGGCGGCGGTTGGAAGAACTGCTGAAGCGACAGCGTTTCGTTGTCTGGGTAAGCGCTGCCCTCGTCCGCGGCTCCAGTCGGGGCGAACGGCACCGGGGCAGATGCGCGGTCAGACTCAAAGCGGATTGTGGCGCGGCCGGCGGGCGGTTGCGCGATGTCCTTGCCGATGCACCGGCAAACGATGGAGATCGAAAGCGCGTCGTGGGTTAGGAGGAACAAGTCACCGGGGCGAATGCTTGCGGCCTTTTCGGCGCGGACGACCAACGACCCGGAAAGCTTGGGCTCCCCAACGATCTTCTGGTGTTCGGCGGCGTGTTCGGATGCCTGGGTCCGGCGGGTGATCCACGGGCGGTCAATCTTCGCGGTGCGCGGTTCCCCGGTCACGGCGAGGTTGTACCCACTCACTACGGCGACCGACCCGTCCCGGTAGGAGCGCTCCCGGTCGGCGAACTTCACTTGGGTCTGGTTGTAGGTCGTTGCCCACCCGTCGGCCGTGTAGCTCACCTCGTCGATGAGGTCGTTGTAGTCGATGGTAGTCTCCGCGGTGAATGCGGGTGGCGCGGCGTTGTGCGGGAACCGGCCGGCTTCGATCTCACCGGCCGCGGAGAACCGGACCCACCCGTCGCAGTAAGCGAGGATGTCGGCGGTGATCTGTCGGAGGCTCTTTGCCTGGGTGAGAACGGGCGAGATCCCGGCCTCGTCAATGCTGGTTTGGATCGCGTTGGCGGCGGACTGCCACGTCGTCGTGTCCGGGCCTCCCGGGGTGTCTGGCGTCAGTGCGGCCCCGAAGACCGGGTCGGTGTAAAGGTCAGCCATGGCGGCCACCGGGTTGGCTTGTCCGTCAATCAACGCGGCCGGGTCCCCGGTCAGCATCGTTTGGTTCGGCTTCCTGCGGACCACGACCTCGACGTTGGGCGCTGAAGTGCGCTCTCGGCCGAAAAGGAAATCCTTGAGAACAAGAACGGCTTGCCGGCGGTAAGGCGGGTGCCCGTTGGCCGCAAGGCGAGCCTCCCCGACGGTGTCGAGAACTTGGTCGTCGGTGCCCCAATAGAAATAAGCGGCCCCGTAGCCGGTCACGGTCAGCGGGTAGGGGTTCGTTGCGCTCGGTCCTACGGTGCGGACCAACGAATAGCGGACCCAATGGGTTGAAGCCGGCGGCTTGTTGGCGTTGCTCGTTGTGTGCGCCTGGGTGGCCTTCCACACGACGCCCAGATATTGCCGGAGGTCATTAACGGCGACGGTCTGCCCAGCGTTCCAGAACGTCGCGGTGGGCCAGACGATCCGGCCGTCCACCACGATGGCGACAAGTTCGTCTACCGGCCCCGCGCAAACGATGCCAGCGAGCGTTCCGTAGTAGTCGTAAAGTTTGCTTCCTGCTCCTCCACCTTTTCCCATGGTCTTGTCCTATTTCTTGCCGGGTCGCTCCTGGGGAGCTTCCTTGGTGAACTGGTTGTAAATCGGTGAGATCCACCGGAGTGCGAGTTTGCGCTCCCCGCAGAACCACGGGATCGAGGCCGCCTCTTGGTTGGTCGAGAAGTCTTCGGGCTCGGTGTTGCCGTCGTTGATCTCGGGGTCTGGCTGGTTTCGGGTTTCGCCTTTCACGGGTTGGGCCTCCAGATGGTCGTCAGTCTCGACCGATAGGTTGCGTCCTCGATGGTGGACACAGTCGTGCCGATGCCGTCGAGCGCGTGGATGAACCGGCCGTTGCGGAGCGCCGTCCCGAGGTGGTGAACGATGCGCCCGATGCGGAACCCAAGAACGTCCCCGGGCAGGATCTCGGCGTTGTGCGGAAGTTGGGTGAACCGCTCGGCCATTGCCTCAAAGAACGGGTTGGCGAGGGAGTCCTCTCCAAACCGCCCGTGGGAGATCGGGACTTCCGGGATCGCAATGTCGCCCCACCCGACGGCGGCGTAGAGGGCACCCGCGAGGGTATGGCAGGAAACGCCCAGCCCCTTGGCGGATGAGTTGGCCGCAAACGGCGTCCCGATCCAAGTCGCGGCTTCGGCTTCGAGCGCGTCGATGCGCTCCTCGGTGAACCATGTAGGCGTCATTTCTTACCCCCTCCGACGTTTTGCGAGACCTTGATGAGCGACGGGTTGGTTGCGGGCGTGAACGGATGCCCACCAAAGTTGAGGTAGTTGGCGAACTTGTCCACGCACGTTGTCCGTGCCCCGTTGCATCCCGGGAAAAGCTTCACGGCTGAGGATGGCGGCGGGAACGGGTTTGGATCCCGGGCCAATGTGATCGTCAGGGCACCGGAAACCGCGGCGGTGTTGTCGATGATGGCCCGGCGACTCAGCAAAGAACCCGATTGGAACTCCGCCCACCCGCCAGCAAACCAGCCCGCGGTGATCGTCGGAACGGTTCCAATGGTCCGGGCGAGTCCGGTCAGGTCAAACGTGAACGGGTAGCCGACAGTGCCCGGGTTGCTGAGGGTTGCGGTGAACTGCCACGCGGCGCTGGCAAGTCCGCACCCGGGCGAGAACAGCGCGTGGTTGCAGCCGACCTGCATTCTGAACCTCGGATAGATCCGGTCAAACACCGTCCCCGCGGACACGGCCTTTGCGGTCAACCGGGATCCACGCACCGCCAGCCCGATGATGTCCCCAGTGAAAAGCACGGTGTCGTTGGATCCGGTCGCCCCGGACACGTCCACGGATTTGATCGTGAGCCGGACAGGGGCCTCGGCTTGGACCGTGGCGAGTTTG